ACTTGATATGCTTGATAGAAGATTTGTCGGCATGGGTGATGCGATATTTAGATTTCCAAAGGATGGGGAAGCATGAAGATATTAAAATCGGAAATAGATTGGGATAAAACAATAAATATTCAAATGACTTTGAAAGAATTTAAACTGCTCCATGATTGCCTGTTTTCAGTTTCTTATGCAGAATTAGAAAAACTTCAAGAAAAAATCCCATATTCTTATGATGATATGCAGGAAACAATTGAACAGTCAAAAACAATATTAGAACAGTTATTTTGTAAATAAGGAAAGTGAGGTGATGCAAAATGTTCATGCGAGTAATAAATACAGGTAGTCAGCCGGGAAACTGCTATGCGCTTAAATCTGAATCTGGCGAAATCTTACTTCTGGATTGTGGATGCAAATACCCAGAGATTTTGAAAGGAATTTGTTACAGAATATCAGATGTTTCGGGATGTCTACTGACACATGGACACGGAGATCACCTGAAATCGTTTCAGAATCTAATGCAGTCCGGTATTCAGATTTACACCAATGACGAGACAGTTAAGAGTGTAAACACAATCTCTGGTGAGCTGATGATTGGCTTACCAGAAAAGAAATCGAAGGACATAGGTTCATTCCGGGCAACGCCTTTCTACGTCCCGCACGACAAGACACCAAACTTTGCATACTTGATATCTCACAAAGAATGCGGACGGCTGATATATGCGACAGACTTCTCATATTTGCCGTTCACATTCAAGAACATGAGAATAAATCACTTCCTTATAGAATGTAATCATCTTGACGAATCGCCGGAGCAGGATTCATTTAAGTTTGAACACTCCATCCGGGGGCATAGCAGCTTATCTACTGTAAAAGAGATTATCCGAGTGAACAAGACCGCTTCGCTCAGAACCATAACGCTGTGCCACCTGTCAGAGGGATGGGGAGACCCGGAAGTGATGCAGAAAGAGATACAGGACGTTGCCGGAAATGATGTTCTGGTGCAGATCGCAAGACCGGGACTGGATGTTGATTTGAATTTATGTCCGTTTTGAAAGGAGAAAAAATGGAAATTGATAAATCAAAATTAAAGTTGGGAATTTGGTATGAGGATGAAAACGGAAATTTAATTAAGTCAGAAGATGATTTGGCATGTGAAGCACCAGAAGGAGCGAGAACGTACCATTCCTGCTTTCCGTTACAAATAACAGAACACGTTTATGTAGTGCATGGCAAAGCTGAGAAAGAAGCGTGCAAGCACAAACGGAAATATTGGAAAAAGGATACAGGTCTGATAAAGGGATTGAAAGGCCATATATGCACTAATTGTGGGTCTAGCCAAACAAGAAAGTGGTGGCAGCCATGGGGAAGAAAATGGGATTATGGAACGGATACTACACCACTTATTGACTTTCATACAAGTATTGGAGGTGGAAATCAAGATGTCATAATGGCAATGGTAAACAGCGGAGATTATACATTACAGGAAGCACTTGTTGTTTTTTCTACGGCCTGCGAAAGATGTATGAATGTGCTTGCATACAAGTATTTGAACGGAGCAGATGGGTACGAAGAATATTCAGATGAGTGGAAAAAATGCAATACTGAATGCGATTTTTGCAAGAATAGTTAAATTGAGATTCACGAACCATACAGGGAGGAAACAAAATGAAACAGTGGACAGAAGAAGAACTTATTAACGACGGAAACAGATTAAGAAATGCTGAAATTACAAATGTATCATTGAATTTTAAAGATCACGGAGTACTCACCCTTGACCTCACTCTTTCTGGCGGCGGATGGGGAGTTGTATTCGGAGGATATGTTTTAGGACATGGTTACCTTGGCTCGGAAAACTTTAAAGGTTCAAAGGCAGGGCTTGAAGCGATTATGAGAATCATGGACGTTGTTGGCGTAGATGACCTGATAGAAATGAAAGGAAAGCATGTTAGAGTTGCTACGAAAGGACTTGGACATTCAGTGAAAATTATTGGAAATTTCATTAAAGATGAATGGTTTGATTACGAAAGTTTCTTCGAGGATGAGAAACCACCATTTGTGGAGGATTAAGCATGGTATCAGCAAATTTAAAAGACTGGAAAGAAGTCACCAAAGGCATTTACAGATATGTGATCTCTGCAAATGTGGCATACGAAATCCACATTAAATATTGGGATATGGACACAGACATTTTAAGTGCGAATGCAAGTCTATACATTGTTGGCGATTGGCGCTCAAATGATGGTAAAAATACCAGAGAAAGAGAATGCTTACTTGAGTCAGGACCGGTTATGGCTTGCCTTGGGAAAGCTATAGAGGATGATAGAGAGAATAACAGGTAATTAAAAAAAGCACCGACTATTTATCGGCACTTTTTACAAAATCTTGGAGAACAGTAATGACCAGATTATTAAAACTCCTGTTCTCCTGCTTGGCAATCTGCTCAAGCTGTTCTTTAAGCTGTATCGGGAACGTGATGTTAGTTCTGGTCTTATCAGACTTGACGGTCATGTGAAATCCCTCCCTTGTTTTTTAGAATATTGTAGCATTTTTGCCTGTCGGTGTCAATCAGATACCAAAGTGGTATCATTTTTATCTTGCAATACAGGTATCGAAGTGGTATCATAATGGTATCAAAGGCACACTGAAAATGAATCGAGGTGATAAGTCTTTGAATAGTAACTATAAAAATTTTGTAAAAGCTAAGGCGATTGAAGCCGAGAACCGAAAGAGATGGCTCAAGCTCAATCCAAATTTGAATGATAATTCGGGAGTCTATATTTTACGCAGAGTTGATGAAGACGGATTCAAGTTTGGGTATGCAGGGCAGGCAAAACATATACTCACCAGATTGTGCCAGCACAGTGCAGGACATCAGCAACACATTGATTTGAGCCTTAAGAAACATGGCTTATATTCAGAAAACAATCCCTACGGATGGACAGTGATCTGTGAGAATTTTTCCGAAGCTAGCCTTGATAGAGCCGAACAGTTTTACATCAAATGGCTTGCAGATCAGGGATATCAGCTTAGAAATAAGACTGGTGGCTCTCAGGGAGCAGGAAAGAAACAGATTGATGAGTACAGACTGGCAAAAGGTTATTACGATGGTTTGAAGCAGGGCAAAAAATCCCTCGCCAGAGAACTTTCACACATCATAGATACACACTTGCAAGTTTCACTGAAACCAGAGAAGCAGAATAATAAAGTATCAATCCGGGCTTTTGAAAGGTTTCAGAACTTGATTGATGAGAAAACGTACGAATAAAAAATGAAAGGAGCTTGCCTTCATGTGACGTAAGGGTGCACCGGGCTTCTTTGAAATATGAAATTAAAATGTGAAATATACAGAGACTCAATGCAAAATTACAAGAAATATGCAATTCCAAGAGCACAGCTCGTTATAGCTGATGTTCCGTATAATGTAGCGAATAATTTTTACGGGAGCAACCCTATGTGGTATGTAGGGGGGGATAATAAAAATGGTGAAAGTAAACTAGCAGGAAAAGTTGCCTTTAATTCAGATTTTAATTTTAACTTATATGAATACTTTCACTTTTGTTCAAGAATGTTAAAAAAAGAAGATACAACACCTGTGCCAAGAGGAAGAAGTAGCAATTCTCCATGCATGATTGTATTTTGCTCGTTTGAACAAACACAAACATTGATTAAAGCTGCTGAAAAACATGGTTTTGTACATTATATCCCACTTGTTTTCATAAAAAATTACAGCCCTCAAGTATTAAAAGCAAATATGCGTGTGGTTGGAGCTACGGAATACGCATTATTGTTTTACAGAGACAGGCTTCCTAAGTTTAGGAACGGCGTTCAGACTGACGAAAATGGAAAAACAATCAGAGGTACAGGGCACATGGTTTTTAACTGGTTCGATTGGGAGAAAGATGGAAAAGATATTCCTAAAATTCATCCGGCACAAAAGCCAGTCAAACTTTTAAAAAGATTGATTGAAACGTTTACTGATCCCGGAGATGTAGTAATAGACCCATGTTGCGGAAGCGGGACAACGTTAAGAGCTGCACATGAAATAGGAAGAAATGCTTTCGGATTTGAAATTGATAGAAATTTCTTTAAGAGAGCAAAAGAAGAAATGCTTGTTTTTGAGGAAAACAGTCAGATAAGCATAGAAGATTTTTTGTAAAGGAATCGTGAATATGGACGCATTACGGTATCAAAAACACATGCAATGGATGCAGAACCGTAAGGATATTTATTATTTCATCCGTAAATACGCAATGTCTCACAAAGGGACTCCAACAACCAAGAAGATATCTGAGGAACTAGATATCAGTATGAGCGCTGTTCAAAGGCATCTAAGGCAGTTCGAGGACGATGGACTGATTGTATTTCACGGAACTGGTTCGCACAGGACATACGAACTGATAGGAGTAAAGAAACATGAAACTGTATGACGTATACGACGGTTCAAAGTATATCGGGGAGCTGACGCTTGCTGAAATATCAGAATTGACAGGAAAGACAAGAAGTCAGATATCGCAGGCAATCAGCGGGGCATATGACATTAACGGAAGATATGCGGTCATATATGATGGGCAGCAAACAATCGCATACTCAAACAAGAATGATCGTAGGATGTTGATGGAATTTGACATTCTGACTCAGAACATAAGGAGGGCTGTCAGTGGGAAAACTGAAGATTAAAAAGCCAAAAAATCAAAGAAGCTTAATCCCGGCGCCACTTAACATAACTGGTTTTACAATGGAGCAGGCTTCCAGGCAGACTGGCGTAAGAATCGAATCTCTTAAAGCGTATTTGGATTCAAAAGAACAGGAGATTAGAGAACAGACAGTTAAAGAATTTCAGGAAAAGCTGTGGAAAGCAGAAGATTATATTGCTGTGGCAAATATTTTAATTTCTGTTATTGCAATCAAGAAAGCATGAGGATTCAAGAAAGCAAACCAGAATTTCATTGATAAGATTACCGAAGCCGAAAGATATGTTGAGGAAATCGGCGTTGAATCAGCATACAAGGAAATTAAGGAAGAAATGGGTTTGCAGATTGAATTTGATTCTTTTGATATTAACAAGGAATTTGGGTTTGGAGAAAATGAGGGGAATGGATAAAAATGAAATTCATAGATTTTTTTGCCGGAATCGGAGGTTTTCGCAAAGGAATGGAATTGGCAGGGCATGAGTGCGTAGGGTTTTGCGAGTTTGATAAATTTGCGACTGCGAGTTATATCTCAATGCACTTGCTGACAGACGAGCAGCGAAAGACATTGGGAGATATTCCTATCAAGAAAAGACAGAAAGAAATATTAAAGGAGGAATACAGAAATGGAGAATGGTATGCAAATGACATTAGAAGAGTGTATGCCAGAGACATTCCAAAAGCCGACTGCTGGTGTTTCGGATTCCCTTGCCAGGACATATCCGTTGCAGGAAAGCAAGCCGGATTTCAAGGAAACCGTTCAAGCCTGTTTTTCAGAGTTATGTACCTTGTCGGACAGCTCAAAGAAGAAGATAAACCCACTTACCTTTTCATTGAGAACGTTAAAAATCTGCTTAGTGTTAATGGAGGATGGGATTTCGCCAGATTGCTCATTGAAATGGAGCAGGGAGGGTATGATGCAGAATGGCAGGTGCTCAACTCCAAAGATTTCGGAGTGCCACAAAACCGGGAAAGATGTTTTATTATCGGACATCTTAGAGGAAGAAGTACCTCAAAAGTATTTCCTATCGAAGGAACAGACGAAAAAAATAGTGTTTCGTTAAATCTTTTTGGATGTCTTAATGGTAGAAATTCACAGCGAGATAGAGTTTATAGTGGCGATGGATTAGCACCAACAATTAGTACGAAGCCGGGAGGAAACACAGAACCCAAAGTATCTATAAAAATTATCGGTGAAATAAACTCATCTCAGGACGGCAAAATTCTTTCGACTGATGGTATTGCAAAATGCCATTCGGCAGGACACGACAACAATCCGAAGATTGCAATTCCAGTTCTCACACCAGATCGTGCAGAAAAACGTCAGAATGGTAGACGGTTTAAAGAGGATGGTGAGCCAATGTTTACGCTTACAAGTCAAGACAGACATGGCGTAGCCGTTGAACCAATCGGGATACTGAGAAATGTTCGCACAGAATATGGAAAAGAAATTCGCAAAGATTACGAAAGCGGCAAACTTGATATTTCCAGACATGATTTTCTTGCTAATGAAATCAGAGAAGATGGAATTGCAAATACATTGTCTACAGTCCAGAAGGATAATCGGCTTGCGGTAAAAGTGGCAGAAGCAACTAAACAGGGATATTCAGAGTGCAGAGTCGGCATTGATGCAGTGAATTTATCAGTCCTAGGTAGTAAAACCAGACGCGGAAGAGTTGGAAAAGAAATTGCAAATACCTTAGATACAAGCTGCAATCAAGGAATATTCGTGAAAGTTTCCGATGAATTAATTGTATATGCAGTCTGGTATGAAAAATATCAGTGCTACATAGCAATCAGGAAACTGACACCGAAAGAATGTTTTCGGCTACAAGGTTGGTCTGATGATTATTTTGAAAAAGCACAGTTTGTAAATTCTGACAGCCAGTTATACAAGCAGGCAGGAAACGGCGTAACAGTGACAGTTATAGAAGCCATGGCAAGAAAAATGAACGTAAATCTAAATTGATAGTGCGTCAGCTACTTACATGGGGAAAGTGAGGATGGAATGAGAAGCTACATAATAAATTTTCCAAGAGGACTGGAAGTAGATATTTTCAACCTGCCAGAGGACTTCAAAGAACAGGTTGAGC